TCTCCTCTTAGTTGATTTATTTCAGCATGAATTCTTCCGTTGTGGTTATGTTTTAATATGGTATCAATAAATGTGGTATGCGCCTTGTTTATTTCACGAGCGCGGGCAATTAGTTTCACTAGCGGGTGGGCGTGATTCTGAAGAAAGTTTTTTGTAAATGATGGAGAATTTGTTTTTTCGGTGCGGTCAAAAGGTAGGTGAAGTTTTTCAAAAACTTGCGCAATACTCCTTGCCGCCCATATTTGAGTATCTACTCCCGTTTCTTTTTTTACTTTGTGTAAGCATTCTTTTTCTTCTTCAAGTAATTGTTGCTTTAATATGCGAGCGGACTCTGTATCTACACGGACTCCTAAAAAACGCATATCGACTAGGCAAGGAAAAAGTTCTGTCTCCATTTCAAAAATAGATTGTATATCTTGGTGCATAATTTCTTTCTTAAGTTCTTGCCAAAGTTCTAATGTAAGTTCAGCATCTTTCTCAGCATAAGCTCCTACATACATAGCAGGTAGTTTATACATTTCAGCTTTAGGATCTATTCCCCATGACTTTGCTGCTTCGTATAAAGCAGTTTCATTCTTTGTCTTTCCAGTATATCTTTTAGAACAATTATTTAAGTCATAACGCATTTGATTTTCATCAACNAGGGCCGATGCAATCATAGTGTCAACAATTTTACCGTTAATACTTAAACCAAGAGTTCGTATCCAACAAACGTCATACATGGCGTTATGAAATATTTTAATAGCATCTGTATTAAGAACTCCTTGAAACCATTTTAAAACTTTTTTACGATCCATGTTGCCACCACCTTCGTGAGCAATTGGATAATAACCAGACCAATCTTTAACAGCTACCGCAATTCCAGTTACATCTCCTCGACCTGTTACATTACCAGATCCCATCTTAATTAGGTCTGGATCTTTTGTTTCTAAGTCAATTGCAATTTCATCATACTTAGATAAGTCTGGAAAATCTGTGGGTGGTACCCATTCAGTTTGAGGTGCAAATAGTGGAATTTGCATTACTTAATAATCCCCCATGAATTTTTTTTCTCTTTTATTTCTTCTTTCACAGGTTCAGGATAGTCTCTATCGATTGCCATGTCAATATAATGTTTTGCTTTTAATAAATCTTGCTTTTGATTTTTCTGTTTGTGACGACATAAATATTTTATTGCATTACCCTCGGCAAACGGGATATTATTTTTATTTATAAATTCTGATGGCTGAATCACCATGCTCTGGTAGTGAGTCCCACCTACCTGCTTTTTATATATGTCACTCATACATTCTCCATAGGATAAGATTTTTCATAATCTTTTGGTCTAATAATATGTAAATTTTCTTTTGTTCTTGTTGCACCTACATAAAATAATCTTGTCTCATCATCTGGATTTTTACGATACGATCTAAGAGTATTGTTAGTAAGATCTGTTAATAAAACTACGTTTTGTTTTTCACCACCCTTTATACTATGTATGGTAGATAAATGAATTCTTGGTTTTTCTTTTAAGTTCTCACCATTTCTACGCATGCTTCTAATATAATTTTTTCTTCTAAAATTTAAATCATCAAAAGCTTCATACCAAACACTATTTGTTTTTAATCCATAATCTTTTAATTGAGAAAGATTATAAAAACCTCCCTTTGCTAATCCTTTTAGTTTTGTTTTTTCCGCGTGTTGAGGACTCATGTAACTATATATTCTTTGAATTTGTTCATAGTTTAAGGGCTGACCTTTTAAAGCAAATTCCCAATCTGCAGCAGCTTCTGCTGCATCTTTTTCAGGCATCTTTTTAAATCTATTTTCAAAATACCATCCTCGTTCTTTCATTTCATCTTCAATATCTTCTAACATATGACGTGTTCTACTTAATATAAGCCATTCGCCTGAAGACATATCAACATCTTTTACATCATCATGAAATTTTAAAGAACCTTGATGATTTCTGGGTGCCCATTCTTTATATCTTCGATTAGAAACACGTTTAATTATACCTAAAGCCAAATCATGAATAGCTCTGGGTATTCTTCGTGATTGAGTAAGATGTAATAATTTTCCTGATTGAGTAATAAATGAATCTACATCAGCACCGGCCCATCTAAAAATAGCCTGGTCATCATCCCCTGCAATAAAAGAATCATGTGTTTTATCCCAAATAGTTTTAGCCATATCCCATTGCATTAAAGATAAGTCTTGAGCTTCATCTATAAAGACCACATCAAATTTTGGACATTTATCAGATTTAGTAAACTCTAAAATCATGTCGTTGTAATCTTTAAGAACATTTTCTTTTTTGTATCTATCTAATTCGTTAGATAAATGAACTAAGGTTTTGTAATCTACTTCAGTGTTATGTTCTCCTAATTTTAATTGCTGTTCTAAAGTTATGTTTCGGAGTTTAGATAAATGAATCAATCTTAAGTAGTCACTTTTTGTAGTAAAGATACCTGTTTCTTCTTCATCATATTCATTATAATCTAGGAATATATTTAATTTTTTACCTAGGTCTTCGTAATGTCTCTTCTGCATTACTTGATCTTTATTATATCCAAGTCTTCTAAATGCTAATGAGTGTAGGGTTCTAAAATAAGGAAGGTCATCTTCAGTATAATTAAACTTGTCCATAGCTCTAGCTTTGGCTTCATTGGCAGCTTTCTTAGTAAAAGCAAAATAACCTATCTTATCTGGATCTGTATCTTTTAAATATTCTTGTACTTTATTTAAAAGAGTCCAAGTCTTTCCTGTGCCTGGAGGTCCTAATACAATTGTTTTCATCTTGCTCTCCATCGTTTCTGATTTTCTGAAGCTGTAACCCATTCCAAATTATTGGGCATATAATTATATATATTACCATCCAAGTGATCTATTAGGAATTTCTGTTCAAAATTATCATTTTTCAAAAAGGCTAGTCCAACTATTTTATGTAGAAAACACTTTAATTTTTCACCCGTGGGTGGGTTTAAAAATAAATGTGGGTATGGGGCATCTGTGCCAGTTGTTAAACTAACTTGTTTTAATATTTTTCCTTTAGAATTTTTTATAAATGGAAATATAGGTCCCAACTCTTTCATGAAAGGATTTATTCCACCTGTTTTGTATATATAATATGTATCTGGGGGTAAAAGACTAAAGGCATGTGTCCTTGTTTTTAATGTTTTCAATGTACATATATCTACTTTCTCCCGTTCTAAAATAATTTGTTTTTCATCTTCCCAAAGATTTAATTGTTGCCCGCGCATTAAAATGGTGCCTCTTCTTTTAATTTCTTTTGAGTAAATTGATCTTCAGGTTTATCAAAAATATCTACTTTCATAATGGATGGTTTCTTTTTACCTATTACCATTCGTCCTTCTTCACATCCACAATGTTCCTTTAGCATTTGTTGTGTAACCTGATAATCTTCTTTCCATTTCTTTTTAATTAAATGTCCATGAAAAAATCTATGGAAAGTAAGAATATGTTTACCCTCTTCTGTATAGACTGCTCCATTTAAAATATCTTTTTTAGTAACAGATCCGATAGATCTTTGAATACAATAGTCTTCTAAATGATTTTTTAATTGATCTATTTTAGATGATCCTTCTGGTGCATCTACTTCTTCTATTCCTTGTAAAAGCATATCAGTGTATTTTTCAAATTCTTTGACTGTGATTCTTGGTGGTTTTTTATTTATTTGTTTTGCTACTGTTCTTCTAAATAATCTTTGTTCCATTAAATAATCTATCGTATCTAATTTAACTCTGTCTCCATCTACGTTTACCCAATAGTATGGTTCATCCAATAAAACTTTCTGTAAATCTGTAAGTGATGGAAATACTGCTTCTCCTCCAATCCCAAATTTTCTAGTTCTACATAAATTTTTATCACAATGATTGCACATAGGTTCTTCGTTACATTTAAAACCTAAGTCTTTTCCGTCATTAAATTTTATTTTTCCCTGTACAATTTTATCTTCTAAAGCTCCTTCAGGGTGTGATGAAAAGTATTTATAATTAAATGCATTTATTTTACTTTGCCAGTTCTCGGGCCATTTTCTTTTTGCATATTGTATATATTGATAAAGGATTCTGTCTCTACCATCTTTGATTTGTGTTTGTGTTAATGATTCAAGGCAAGGAGGACCATCACTAAATTCTGAGTCCGGTCTTTTTATACTTAATTTTTCTAATTGTTCTGGTGTTTGAACACTTCTTTCATGTAATCCATAAAAGCCATCCATACTAGCAGCTTCTCCGTTTTCAAGAAAGGCATATCTTGTTGTATCAGCACCACTAAAGTATGGTAAATTTAAAAAATTTCCTGTATCATCTTCCGATTTTAATTCTACTTGTTTGGGAAAAACTTCAGATCCCCCATAACCTAATACTGCACTAATAGATAAAAGTTTATCTCTCATTAATTTTGCTTCAACAGGAACTGTTGTAAATAAAAACACATGAGCTCCACCTGATTTAGATCTAAATACTATTAGTGGTAAATTTAAATTTTTTATTTTGTCTATTAATTTTTTATGGTCAAAACCTGCGTAGGAATCTATATCAATACATCCCCATCTACACGAGTTCTCATCTGTAATTGGAATAATACCAAGACTTGGTTCTGTACCTTGTAAATGTTTTAACCAAAGATCATCAGTAACGGGATCTCTTTTAACAAAAGATTTTCCTTTTATCTTTTGACCGTCAGCACCTTTCTTATCAACATAAGTGACACCTCGAGCCCGTTCTAATCCTTGGAATATATTTTTAAATCTTTCTACCGACATAAATTAAAAGTGGGCGTTTCCACTCTCGCTTAGACGCCCACTACCTAGGATTCTTTAGTATGGTGTACTACTTGGTTCCTCTGATCCATGTTTAGCTTGAACTTCCCCTTTGCCTACTCTTTCAGCGAAAGTTTTTGCTATATCATAGATTGATTTATCAGTAACAGGACCTTTTTTAGACACATCCCATCCAAACCATGTTCCTTTGTCGTTAGACATCTGAACAGTTTTTAGATTATAAATGTGGCTGTAAGTTGGCGGAGTAAATAATCCGTTCTTGCCCTGCATTTTAATTCCCATCATCATTGAGTT